TTATTTGTCTAATTCCACCATCACTTCTTCCACTCTCTCTACCGTCACAACTTCATCATCTCTCACTTTTTCGTGTGGTAACACATAATCAAATATCTTTCCGTTTTTACGCACTATCGCTACTGTGTCACCTAAAATATACCCCTTATCAATCGCTTCTTTAAACTCATCTATATATAACATATTTCATCCTCCTACCTATCTATTCGTAAAAAGATAAAAATAACTATTGTTTTTTTTGTTATTTCATAATAAAATTATTAATATAAGTTAATGTTTTTTAAAAATATACAATTTTATTCTATTTATAGTTAGCTATTTTTTCATTGTTAGTAATATTGGTGAATTGTAATAACCTTTTTAAATCTAGAGGAGAACCCAGATATAAAATGGAGGAATATTAATGGAAAACAATAAAAAAGTATTGAAGAAAATGGTATTTTTTGTTTTAGTGACATTTCTTGGACTAACAATCTCGCAAGAGGTATTTGCTCAACAAGACCCCGATCCAAGCCAACTTCACAGATCTAGTTTAGTTAAAAACCTTCAAAATATATATTTTCTTTATGAGGGTGACCCTGTTACTCACGAGAATGTGAAATCTGTTGATCAACTTTTATCTCACGATTTAATATATAATGTTTCAGGGCCAAATTATGATAAATTAAAAACTGAACTTAAGAACCAAGAGATGGCAACTTTATTTAAGGATAAAAACGTTGATATTTATGGTGTAGAATATTACCATCTCTGTTATTTATGTGAAAATGCAGAAAGGAGTGCATGTATCTACGGAGGGGTAACAAATCATGAAGGGAATCATTTAGAAATTCCTAAAAAGATAGTCGTTAAAGTATCAATCGATGGTATCCAAAGCCTATCATTTGATATTGAAACAAATAAAAAAATGGTAACTGCTCAAGAATTAGACTATAAAGTTAGAAAATATCTTACAGATAATAAGCAACTATATACTAATGGACCTTCTAAATATGAAACTGGATATATAAAGTTCATACCTAAGAATAAAGAAAGTTTTTGGTTTGATTTTTTCCCTGAACCAGAATTTACTCAATCTAAATATCTTATGATATATAAAGATAATGAAACGCTTGACTCAAACACAAGCCAAATTGAAGTCTACCTAACAACCAAGTAACTTTTTGCTTTTGGCAACCTTACCTACTGCTGGATTTAGAAATTTTATTGCAATTCTTTTATTAATGTAAAAACCGCTCATTTGATGAGCGGTTTTGTCTTATCTAAAGGAGCTTTACCTCCTAATGCTGCAAAATTTTAAATGTTGGATTTTTGTATTTGTCTATTGTATTTGATGGGTAATCCCATTTTTCGACAGACATCGTCGTGCCACCTCTAACACCAAAATCATAGACAGGAGCTTGTAGCTTAGCAACTATTTTATCGTCGACTTCAACGGCGACTCTATCAACTCGACTCCAATTTACGCCGTAAGCCGCAAAATCTCGATTGTAATCAATAATGGCAGAGTCATTTAGCTTAGATACGCTAGCATCTACGTACGCTGTAATGTTGTAAACTTCCTGAGGCTCTGCTGATTGAGACCAAATGACCTGATTATTACAAATAACGCGAGCTATTGGCAGTCCATCAATCGTGATTGATTGATACAAAGACTTGTTTTTGAGCGGAGGTTGCTCTGGTGGCTTCGGCTGTGGTACGCTAGTATCTGGTTTTGATGATGATTGATAATTATACTTATTAGCTTTATACACATCAGCCTGTGTGCTAGATAAGATTTTATAGATGTTAACATCTCTACCAGATTCAAAACTATACTTATCGTGTATAGATATATAATAGCTACCTATTTGTGTGTCCTTATCCCAAACCAGCTTTGCCTCTACTGTTTGCTCTATTAATCGATAAAAAATTTTATCTGGTATCTCTTGTACTGACATTACTTACCTCCAGAGCGTTCAAACACAATCATGCCAGTGGTGTCATAAGGGACTTGACCGTTTGGGACTATTTTGACTTCCAAAAACGCACCTGTTTGCGAGTCCTTAATTTTACCTAAATTAACAATATCATCCTTACTCGCGAGATTAGTCACTTTGTTATCTACATAATCTTTTGTTACAAGGTCTTTTGAGAGTTGTGATTCGCCAATATATCTCATAGCGGCCTCCTATCCAGTAATTGTCACAGTATACTGATTTTGCGTTAATACTTCTGCACCTGTTGCGATTAAGATGCTATTTTCGTCTGTGACTTTAATATCTGCGTAGACGATTGCATAAGGGAAGTTAGTCTCTCGGATAGTGACGTTAACATCACGAGTTTTTAGGTTGTGTGTGATTGTAAATTCTTTAGCTCGTGCATCGCCAAACGTTTTACTAAATTTTTTGGCTACATTTGAGATTGCTGCGAGACCTTTCGCGTTTTGTTTAATAAAAGTTTCTAGCTCTTTAAACGTGTTGTAATCTTCTGATGCACTATCAACAAGTCCGGCTACTTTTTGGTCAGCATACACCTTGGCTTCTTGCAAAGCATCTTGTGACTCCCGAGTCGCTGACGCTTTGTTAGTCGCAATTTCAGCTAGTTTATCTGTAAGCCCTGTAATTTTATTTTGGTTTACAGTAACGCCACCAGTATCTTCGTTTAAAGCGGTCGCGATAGCTTGACCAGTCATAGACGCTTGATTAATTGCTTCTTCAAGTCCATCGACTTTTGATTTATCGATTTTGGATTTACCAGAATTAATAAGGTCAACAATGCTTTCTGCTGTTTCCTTGTCTAAAACAACCCAAGATGTCCCATTATAGATTTTTAGATTATTAGCAGCACTGTCAAAATAAAATTGTCCTGATTTTGGTTCATGCGGTTCTTTAGCTAAATTTTGTACGACTGCATTTTGCAACTCGTTTTTATTAAGGTTGATATTTGTTAAAAATGTACTCATGTAATCTCCTTTAATTTAAAATGGCTTTGCCAGCAAATGGCGCTGAGAATCTAACGATGATTTTTGTTGTGCTAATGTACTCGACACTTCCAAAAACCTCATTACCTGCACTATCAACAATTGTCACAGATGGATACTTAATCAAATTATGTGTAATGGTCCATTCTGTTTGTGGTGACACTTGCTCAAATAGATGCTGATTTTGAGTCACTTTTGATTTTAAATACTCAATATCAGCTGATAGTTTTTGGATAGTTGTGTCTGTGATTAAATCAGTGTTAACGACATATTTTTGCCCAGAACGTCTAACATCAAGCGTTACGCTGTCGTCAGACGGAAAGACATAGCCATCGCAGTGCACTTCGATATAGTATGTCCCAATCTCCAAAATCTTATTAATCGTAAAATCAACTTTGTTGTCAATAACATCAGTTGTTTTGGTTAGATAGGTTTTGCGATTACGTGTAAAGTAAATCGTCGCTTGTTTGCCGTTTAAATCAATAACGTTGTTGTTTTCGTCCAATAAATTAAAACTAAAAAGTGACGATGTATCACCTTGTTTGATAACATCGCCACCGTCAACCTGTTTAAGGTTGGTTGAGTTATATCCCATATAACCCCCTTTTAATAAAATTTACAATATGGATTGACATTGTAATCGCCATCAGCGTCTCCAACAGCCATATAATTTCTCATGCCAGATGCACCGACATAAGACACCCAAATATACCCATCGCCAACATAGACAGAATCATAAGTTCCTGTCATGCCGTATTGGTAACAAGCTACAATCTCGCCATTTAAGCTTGGTTCACGGCGAACGTTTAGCGCTGGGACCATAACCTCAAATGTTCCGACCTCGTCTTTTAATTTCCGGAATCCTGATGGCGCTTGTGATTGTGATTGCTTTTCAGATGAGGTATCGCTATAAGGCGGTCTAATCCAACCGACAATATAACCGTCACCGTCTGAAAAGGCACGAGTGACATATCGTGCTGGTCCGCCAACTTGGAACTGGTCATTAATGCCATCTCCATTATTATCTGAGTATCCATCTACATTTTGCTCAATTGTTTGGATAGTATAACCATCACTATCAGCAATCACAATTCCTGTATGACCATAAGGATGAGCATAAGTGTACATAACAAACAAATCACCAGCTTTGGGATTTATTCCAGGGGCGTCATAGATAACCTCTAACCCTTGCGCCTTTGCACTGTCTAGCAAGTCAATCGCATTCCCCCAAAGCGTCACTCCAAAAAAGTTAGTAGTTGTCCCATTAGTCACATCAGCACATTGCCAGCCCCACGCAAGGTCGGCATCATAACCTTGATTTGTATCAGCTAATCCACGCCAATAGCTAATTACTTCGCTAACTGTTGCCATATTATTGACCTTTCCAACTGTCGTTCATACGTTTAACAGCCGCTTCAATAAAGACTTCCATTTGTTTGTCTGACAAATAGACATTGTGTTTAGACAGTTCGTCACGAACCGCAATTTTAGCTTCTGTCAGTTTTTCAATACCTTTGATGTCTTTGTCATAAGCAATCTGCTCAACTGCTTCCACGGCATTGCGAGCCACAATTTCGGCGATTTTGACCGCTTTTTCTCCGCCTTTTTTAAGCAAATAATCTTTGATTAACTTGACTACAATACCTGCAAAGATTGTCAAAATTGATAGAGCTGAGCCAGTGATAACTTGTATTAATTCTTCCATTATTTTTTTTCCTCTTTTACTTTCCAGAGCGTTTTTAGCTGCTCGTCATGACTAATAAGTCTATCTTCTACGATTCCGATTCTGATTTCGTGCTGATCTTGGACCTTTTGTAGTCTGTCACGATGGTTTTTGGATTCTGTCCATTTAAAATTGTTGTCTTTTAAGTCGTCAGATATTTTGACGATAGCACTTTCCAAGGCTTCCATAGCCTTTTTATTATTGTCTAAAACGTGTTTGACAGGTGCAGACACCCATTTTAAAAATACTATTATTGCAGTAAGCGCTACACACCATTGCGCAAATAGTGTAACATCTATCGTCATATAAAGCCTCTCGTTATTCTGTTCCGATATTCCCTGATTCAACAAGCTGTTTTACTTTGTCACGATATTTTTTAGGTACATCTTCCAAAGTAATCCAACCAAACTCAATTTGCATTGCGAAATAATTAATCATCATGATATATCTCCTTTTAATCCATTTTTTCAACAGTTTCATCATCTGTTGTTTCCTCTTCTTTTGCTGCGATAATTTGATTTAAAATTCCAGTCGCAAATTTAAGCATATTTTCACCCTTTTCAATGGTTGCATCGAGTTTAGCAAACTTTTCGTTTAATGCTTTTTGTGGTTTTAATTGTTGATAAATCATCTTTTCGCAAAGTGTCATAACCTCACTTTGAGGTTTGTCTAAATATTCTTTGGGTAATGTCAACGGGATATGCCAACCAGCGTGATCATCAATCCCATCAAGCATCACCTTCGCACCAGATACGGAACCATCAGGCATTTGTTCTGGGTAATTTGATGTGATAACTAACATAAATTCTCCTCTAAGCTGTTCTCAGCCAAATGTACGTTGTGATGTATGGTTGTAAGTTGTTATGTGGTTGATCACCTCCAGAAGACTTGTTAAAAGCGTTTATTTGATTGTAATCTGTTGATTTATATAAACCAACATTTGTATTGTCCCATCCAGCATTTGATGAGATGGGTCTACCACCCGAGCTAATAGTCTTATCCCCGTGACTGTGACTTGGCATCTCTTCGTTGGTTAATGTATGAGTCTTGGCTCCACCAGTTTTACCAACGTAATTAAATTCCGTCTCGTTTTCGGAGACCCCGACAATAGTCCTACCTTGTGCATATCTTTGCCAAGTGCCACCGATAAATGTTGATGGATTGGCTGATGATGTGCTCATGTAAATAGCTCCGACAGGATAAACCATGTTTAAAATCTCTGTCTTGTCAAACGACGGTTTAACCTCTGTATTATTGACAAATAACTTACCGCTAATATAAGCATCTCCTTTAGCGTCAATAGCACCCTTTTCCCAAATTTTTTGGAATCCGATGCCATTTTTAGCGATTGACATCACAACTGATTCTGTTCCGACGTCAAACGTAAACTCTGTGCGACTAAATTTGTCAGACAAGATACCTTTGACGTTATAAGACTTTGTCGGCGAGAAAGCACCATAAAGATTGGCAGACGAGTTTACCAAACTAGAAACATTTGCCCATGCCCCACTTGCAGAGCCGTTATTAGCAGAAAAATAACTAGAACCTAATTCTGCAACACTAAAACTAAGCGTCATGGTATTTTTTTGTGTTCCGAAAACACTTAACGGAGCGATAGACGCTCGTCTTGTAACTGTTAGCGTGTCAGAACCATAACCAGACCTTGCGACATCAAACGACAAAGCTGGCGGAAAGTACTTGAGCACCGTGACTGTTTTATCCACGGGTTGCGATTCACGACCTCGACTGTCAATAACCTTTGCTCTGATGGTAATCTGTCCGTCATACAGCATATTCCCCAGTGTTCCGCCATTTTGCTCAGTAGACTGACCTTTACCGACAATCTCAGCATAATAGCCTTTGATTGTCGAACCATAAGAGCCACTTGCCGATTCAAAATTGACTCTAATGTCAGAGTATACTTGGATAAAATAATCCGCACTTGATACTACGTTGCCTGCAACGGTATGAGCATCACTCAAGCTAATACTTGATAATGTTGGCTTCATACTGTCTGGTACAGTTACGGTAAATGGCACTTGTTGAGTACCAGTTAGCGTTGAGTCATTGTAGGTATCTACATAGATAGTGCCGCTACCACTTGTTGAGTTTGGGATGTCACTAGCAAAATCAAGAGGGATAGTCCAAACGGCGGAAGTATCCACATCGCTTGCAATAGTACCTGTTTTATTACCCCACTGGTATCTCAAGTTGTGCTTAAAACTAGAGCTTTGTCTATTGATGTTGATAGTGATGGCACTGCCAATAGTACCAGAAGAAACAACAACGGAGCTTGAGCGTGGGATGGTAGTAAGTGTAAAAGTACCACTACCAACAGTCAAAGTACCTGGAGACCATCCACCAGAGCCGCTAAAGCTAGCGATAAATCCAAATGATTTAGTACCATCAGCATTATGATTAACTGTTATTGTTCTATCGATCAGAGAAATTGTTGAGTTATATCTAAGTACTGATGGTGAGTCTGACCAGTCTATCCGCTGACCGTTTAAGTCAACATATGCAGAACAACTATATTGAGTAAAAGTTGTTGTTGTATTTAGCAGATCAAGTTTAACTCTCACTTGGCTACTGTTTGCTAATGTATTTTGGGATACTTGATCAATCGTAAGTTTGATGCGGTAACCTCTATCATTGTTTGACCAAAACTCTGCCAATTAATCACCCCACAATCGTTTCGTAATATCTTGTAACATTTATGTGTTTATCTACCCCATCAACTTTGTACATCTCCTCGCGAAAATGTCCAACTTGCAAAGTAGCCACAAACATACCATTATCAATTTTGAGCATACCACCAGTAATCGAAGCGACTTCTGCGCCAGCTGAGTAAAAGGCAATACGGTCTTTGGCAACACGCACGGAACTTGTACCGTCTTTAGAGCCGATAATAAGTCCCTCTTCAGACGCTGACATATAATTGTCAATAAAATTCCATTGCTCTTTTAAGTCTAAGATGTCGTTGGTTGCTTTGATAGCCCGTTGACTAGCTGTAATAAGGTCTTGCTCTGATAACTTTTGGCTAGCATTCATTGCCGCTATTGCAGACTGTACTTGCTTTTGTAAGCTAGCTAAAGCGTCGATGCTAGCCTTTGCTTGTAACTCAGCATTGGCAATAGATTGTAACTCGGCTAATTTATTGATTTGCTCGATGGTCAAATTCTGGTCTGCTTTGCCATCAATTTTATTATTGATGTCTTGTAGTTGCTTTTCATCTAAAGCGCCAGGAGGTCCTGATGGTCCTATCTCCCCACGTTTCCCTTGCTTGCCATCTGAACCTTTATCGCCGTAAACACCAATAATAGCCGGTGTAGTCTCTTTTCGAGTGCCATCTGAATAAACATCAACGTGATAATACCAATGATATTTATTAGTCTCAGTAATTTCCTGAGGCGTCTTAGTCCAACCAGATGTTGCAGATGTGACACCTGTACGATTTGGTGACGCTAAGTAATAGTCCTCTGTAGAGACAATCCCACGTCCAGCTGGTCCTTGTTCTCCAAGCGAGTTAGTAAACGTAATCTGTTTACTTGCAATCAGCTCATTATTTAAATAAGCCTCAACAGTAATGATTAGAGGTTTATCAGCTGGTACATCCTTAGCGTCAACTGCCAACTGCAATCCAGCGCCGACTAATTGACCATCACGTTTAAATTGATAGCTTGCATCAAACTTTTTGTTACCTTTCCAAAGTTCAGCGGTTAAAATCGTACGACCTTCGCCGTTTAAAAACACATTTCCGTTATCTGTCATTAACCGCAAGTCGTAAGGTTTAGCAGCTTCTGCTAGTTCGTTCATGCGGTCAATTAAACCTTGTGAGACTTTGCTCTCTAAAGCTCTGTAATTATCAAAGACGGTCTTATTTTGATTAGGCTCTGTAAACGAGATGTGTTGCTCGCTAACCCTTGCTTCTAAAATTAGGCTTGGCGTGTATTCTGGATCATTGATTTTGATAGTGTCACCAATATCTAAATCACCAATAAAACCAGATACTTCATAGGTCACCGCTGGATAACAATGTTTTCTCAGATCTGCGAGAGCAACAGAGATAAGCTTTTCTTCACTTTCTGTATCAACATCTAAGTCTTTTCGTATCCAATTATCGTCAGTTTCAATTCCTGTAAACGCTGATGGATAAAGCGATTTAGACAAAGGTGCATAGAGCATGCTGTTTTTAACGTAAAATTCGACTTGTCCTGATTCGTTTTTCCACTCACGGTAAAGCGATGGGTTAATTAAAACCTCTTTTTCTTCAGATGTCGTGGTTGTTTCTGGTTGTGGCTGTTCTGCTTGTGCAGTGCCTTCGACACGTCTCCCTTTAACGATTTCTGGCGGGTAACAGACTGTCTGTACAACTGATAAATAAGCGCTAGCGCTATATGTATGCTCTTGGACTGTTTGCACGTTGTTATAATTTTGCTCTAATACTGTGAGTGTATCTCCAGATAGAGATTTAACAACAACAGTATGCCCCCAAGCGCCTGTAAAAACAGGACTGCCAGCGTTTGCTCTGATGTTAACAATCGAGCCTGTGATTAAGTCTGCGACTTTATTCGGTTGTACAACTTTCCAGCCAAACTGACCCCAGTTGTAATCCGTACCAATCTGAGCAGCGGCAGCACCAGCACCAATAAGCCCTCTAAAACTAGTTACACCACCGTTCAGACCTGGACCATCTAATTTCATGGCGTACCAAGCAGCTAACGCATAGCACTGACCAGAGCCTACTCGTTGACCTTTCAGTCCATTTGCTTCCGCAAGTACCGCTTTTGTTTTAGCAGCTATCTGAGTAGTGTTTTGACTAGTCGAGCCACCATTTTTAAATTGGTTATCGACGTTATCCATAGCGCCGTTATTATTACGGTTAATACCTGCTCTGATGTCTCGCATCAAAGGTGCATAATGATCATATCCAGCTGCAGCATAATCATATGTTGCGCCACCGACCCTAAACAGACCTCTTGTGTACTCATCAATGGTTAGCTTACCTTTTACGGCATAAATGCCTTGCTCGGCCAAGAGGTAAGCGTAATCTTTCAAGTAGTCATCAACACTGGCGTAATGGTTATAATAACCACCTTCAGCACGAGACTGCCCTTGGGAGACATTTATTCCGCTTGGCCTAGTTGTTGCGCCAGTCCAAGTGATACCACCCCAGTTATTATCGGCTCTTCCGACTGGGGTATCTCCCCAAAACGATTCAAGGTATAGCTGGCTAAAAACACCAGATGGTAAAAGTTTGTATTTGCTACATAGGCTTAAAATAGTGTTAACAACAGATGATTGCATTACATGACCTGCATAAGTCAAGTTACCGCCAGACCACAAAACAGACCCTGTTTGCACAGAGCCTTGTTTAGCAGTCGTTGTGGTTGTAGTCGTTGTTATTTTACCGCTTGGTCTTATAGCATTGTAAATGCCTGTTTTATTAATCTTACGTCTGACACTCTCGATATTTTTGCCATATTGCAAAATAATATCATCTCGTCTACGACCAACGCCCTGATTAGTAGCGTCGTTCTTCTTGTAGACATTCATGACAAACGATTTAAGACTAGAATCGTTTTTAAGATGCGTTACAAATTCTATTTCCGCATCAAAATTATTGGCGATAGATAACAAGCGTTTAAGATTGGTATCTTGACCAGTCCATTCGATTGTGCGTTTTTGGTCGGTTGTCTCATTAGTGCCAATGGTAATAGCACCGTTTTTAAGGATGCCAAACAAATTACAATAATCGACAAAAGACATCTGAGTTGCCGCTTTATAAGGTCCTGCATACTCATTGAGCAACTCGAGATTGAGGTTCTCGCAGTAACAACGTATCTCGATGTCTGTCTCGTCTGTTGTCATTACGTTAAACAGATAAGACTTGCCATTATATTTAAACGACACAAAAGACCTTTCTGTAAGTGTCAGATAGGCTTTCTCTTTGACTGTGTCGGACTTAATTCCTCGCTTATAAACCGTAAACTCAAATGTCGAATTGGCCGTATTTAAATACTGTGAAAATTTGTCGTCATAATAATTCAAGGTGTCTTGCTTATCGTTATCAATATAAGCAACTTTTTCTAAATTTGCGTTGTGGATTGTTATAAGCAATTATAGCCACCTTTCTTCAAAATTTAGCGTAATATCTGGGTTGGCGGTAGACCAACTAGAGGAATAAACCTCTAATGTTGATGTTCCAGGAGGAATTTTAGGAAAACTAAAAAAGCCATCGGCGATGATGTTAGCTTTTGGAATGTTATCAACTAAAACTGTGTCATTTTCGGCATTAATAACGACTTCTGTTCCTGCCCCGAAAGCATTCGGAATATTAAATTCGTACGGTACTTTGTCCTTGCGATAATAAAATCCATCAATATACATGTGAGTTACTAAAGGACTGCCTTGAATAGTGCCGATTGCGATGTGTACCTGTTTAGATTTTTTGCCTTTTAATTCTGGGAATACTCGCTTGTTTTGAGAACCCCACCAAAAAACAGATACAGTGTCATCAGCCCTTGTCATATCAGACCAACCTCTGGGTTCGTTAAAGGGGTTTTGTGTTTCGAAGTGAGTAGCATCAAAAGTCCAACGTAAATCAGTTATTTTATATCCACCTTTTCCATTAGTGACCAAAAAGTTATACTCTGTTTTTGTTCCTAACGTTCTTTTTATAGTTTCTACTCCATATAAAAAATGTCCGTTTTCGTCTGATACCATGATTTTGATAAAGCCAAGCTGGGAAACAGTCCCAACCCAAAAAATTTGTCTCCACCAAAGATAGTCATATAAGCTACCTCCGTCAGGAATATCAAACGTTAACGTTCCAGCATGGTTGCCACTTGGCGCAACACTTCCTTCTAACTCGAGATGTTTTCTTCCCCAGACGGTATTTAGTAATAAATTTTTATCAAGAACTTGTGTCGAGTCATTTAAGATAGCAACATTCTTTTTACCTGCTGTTAAGGCATTGACGATTCTTTCGTCTTTAAAATCATAAGCGACGACCGACTTTTCACGGATTTCAGCGTCTGCTATTTCCCTGTCTCCGACCTCGAAAACGGATGATTTATTTACAAAAGCTAAATAACCATTCTCGGCGTTGTGCTTAACAGTAATGATCGGATGCGCATCAACATTACCGTTGTTTGTAATGTCAATCAGTAGCTTCTTGCCATCTTGTCTGTAATTCGTGATTTTTTTGTATGACACAGAATGGGCCACGCCGTCAGGAACAAGTAATTCCAAGCTCACAAGGCTTAGCCAAGCGATTGGGTCGCTAGCCGATATTTTATTTATCGGTATAGCTAGATAATATTTATCTGGTTCGTCGCTAAAAGTTACTTTGACTTGCTCGTTAACATTAAAAATACCAGCTAGTTTATGTTTTAGCTGGTTTAATGCGTACTCGTTTGTCTTGTCTTTTAAATAAAAGTCAACTGTAATGATTTTTGCGCTAGTTTTAATCTTTTTAATGTGCAATCCGATGAACGGAGCATCATTAGTATCTGCTTGTCGCTCGTTTCCGATGTCGCGATTAATAGACATGATAGTGATGAGGCTAGATAAGTCCACATCATTAAAAGTCATTGTAGCCATCTAAACCTCACCTCTCAATCGTTTTAATGTCATATCTCGACTATTTAGATAATCTCTCATATCTCCGCCTGTCGTTTTAGCGACCTCACGGCCGTTGATATTTAACACAACAGGGCGTTTAACAGCATCGTTAGCTAGTTTCAAAGCACTTTTGGCAATCTCATCATTACTATCCATATAAGCAACACCAGAATTAGCTTTAGCAGATTCTCGAGCGTATTTCATGCTGACATCGTGCGGGACAACGGTTGCCCCGTTTGGCATATGAACTAATTCTCCACGACCGCCCTCGTTAATACGAGCAAAACCGCCTTGCCAGTCAGATGTACCTCTGGCGAGATATGGGATTTTTGGTATGTTGACACCGGGCAGTTTATTGGTAATGCCAATAACCTTATTGATGCCACCGATTGCTCCGTTGATCAAACTTTTAATGCCAGAAACAACGCCGCTAAAGATGCCACTAATCGTATCCCCAACCTTAGTAAAAATTCTAGTGGCTGTGTCGGCTGCAGCATTCCACGCTTCGGCGAACCATCCGCCAATTTTGCCAACGACATTTTGGATTGACTTGCCAAAACTAGATACACCATCTTTAAAACTTTCCCACATCGCCATGCCGATTATTTTGACTAACTCAAATTTTTGGCCGACCTCTGCAACAATATCGTCCCAAAAAACGACAGCTGCGACAATAGCCGCTATGGCTGCTGCTATGATCCATCCTATTGGCGTCATCATGCCTAAAACGGTTAAAATACCGCTAACAACAGTCATGATATTAGCAATAGCTCCAAAAATAGTCCCGACCACAACAAGGATAGGTCCGCCAACGACAGCTATAAGCAAGAGGTTTTTTTGATACTCTTGTAAAGGCAAATTGTCCCAAATACGCCCCAAAGCCTCTTTGACATTATCTGCAAACACAGTAATCGACTGTATCATTGCTTGCATTTTTGCATCTACGTCACTGCCATCTCCGCCAAGAGAACCCATGAAATCGATTACTGACGCTTTTGCTTGCGAAAATGAGCCGCTAATAGTTTCTGACGCTTCTCTAGCTGTCGTTCCTGTTACGCCTAAATTATCTTGGATAATGTGGATTGCTTGTATAATGTCCGAAAAGTTATTGATGTCAAATTCCATGCCGCTTAGCTTACCAGCTTCGTCCAGCAATCTTTGCATCTCCTCTTTCGTCCCACCAAAACCCAATCTAAGGTTATCTAACATCGTGTAATTGCCTTTAGCAAAGCCTTGATAGGCATTTTGGATTAACCCGATGTTTGTACCAAATTTATTAGCGTTGTCAGACATGTCGACCATGGCAGTATCAGCAACACCGACAGCCTTTGCTGTATCTCCGCCAAGAGATGAAATTAGACTAGCAGAAAAGCTAGTTACTTGCTCCATGTACTCATTAGCAGATACACCAGCTCGTCTAAACGCTGTATTTGCATTTTTTTGCACAGCTTTGGCAGACTTTTTAAATAAAGTCTCAACACCACCAATTGACTGTTCCAGATTTGCATACTCTTTAACAACTGCCGTTATACCAGCAACCGCTGGTAATGTAAACATGGTTGTCATGTTTTTGCCAATAGAGCTTATTTTATCTCCGTAAGCTGACAGCTTGCCAGATATTGCGTCAATTTTAGTGGTCAAACCATCAAAAGAATTGCCAGATTCGTTGTTTGAGTCTTTAATTTTTTCCTTTAATTTTTCAGCTTGTTCTTGCGCTTTTTCAAACGCTTTTTGCATTTTAGAGGCGTCACCTGTTATTTGTACTCCTAAAGTATAATCAGCCATTTTCTGCCCCCTCGCTCGGTTTTGTCATGTTGTTAGCTTGATAGACTAAATCAACCCAATATTTGCCTTCATCAGCGATGTTTTTATTAATGATTTCCAAATGCGCTTCGACGATTTCCATGTTCGCAGGCTGTTGCTGACGTTTCCACAAATCAACAAATTTAGCGCTTTTTTTGCGCATAGCGTTACTGACTGCATTTAGAACAGCGTTGCGCATAAGCTCACTTTCTCGCACCTGTTTATCTTCCCAAGCTTTTCTGATAAAGGCTTTTTCTCGTCTGGTTAATTCCAAAAATTCGGATTTTGTAGTCCCAAAATTGACAAAATAAAAAGCAAAGTCAATATCTTTGTGATACTGACTTGCTAATCTGTCATACTCTACATCTGTGCTATCGCCAGACCCGCCGAGATACTCAAAGTCGACTAAGCGCCGAGGAAGAAAAAAGGGCAATCACGCTGGATTGTGTTGATCACTAGCATATTTACATACGCATAACCTTTTGTATTTAACACTTTAGTAAAAATATTAGAGCCTTGCTCGCTAGACACACGACCGCCTTCTACCGCATAAAGAGCGTTAGCAAAGTACTGACGCAACATAGATAGCGACAACATACCTTTGTTATTCACAATAACATCCATAAACGCTTTACCTGTCAAAGCTTCGACGGTTTCAATGGTTTTTTCGTTGTACTTTAGTTCGTATTGTTTTTCGTCAATAATAATTAATTCTTTATCCATTCATTCCTCTCATTAACTAGGCATAGCCGTTACTTTTTCAGCATCTTCTGATGATAATGTTGATAAATCAATCAATGCTCCATTGCCTTCGAGACTGATTGAGTATGTCATACCATCATCGTAAGGAGCTTCTAGGCTATAATCACTTACCGACGCAAGCCCTCCAAACATGCCTTTTTTGGTTTTACCGTTAATAACTTTAATACAAACAAACTCGCTCTTTTCAAAAGCTTCGCCCAATTGTTTGTGAGTCTCGTCTGACGGCACGTAAAGACCATCATTATCGATAGACCATTCTTTCATGCCAGGGATTTTAGATTTCCATCCACCCTTTGTATCTTTAGACGATACTTCAATTGAGTCAGCCGTACGGTTGATTGTTAACCCTTGCTGACCACTAATAGCAAGTAAATTTGCACCAGTTTTATCAAAGATTGCCAAGATAATGTCTTTACCTGCAATAGCTTTTGTTGCTGATGTGTCAAAATTACAATAAACATTTTGGTCAAATGCCACCATTATTTCTCCTTTTAAACTTTTACTTTAAAACCGTACGAAACCTTGATTTCGTAGGCTACAATTGCATGCATTTCGCCAGTCTCATCCTCTTGTAAGGACTGCATGCCGACTTCTGATTGTCTCAAAATGTCGATTTCTTCTGGCAAAACTAATTCTTCTGTGAGCGCTTCTTCGAGTTTTTCAATCATGTCATAAATAGCGATTTTGCTTTTTCCAGCTTCCGCTATGGCATGTATCCAAACCGTAAACACTTCGCACCACATGACCTTTGTGTCTTCTGGCCGTTTATCCACAACCTCGATAAAATAAAAGGGCGATGGCATGTCTTCTGGGACATGATCATAAGCCATCAACCCTGTCTTATCTTCGATTTTTTGTTTAATTGAGGCGTGTAAATCAACCAGTCCCAACTTTTTTAACATGTCATCTCCTCAATTCGTTTAGCATGTCTTGCCTATAAATTTCACGCTGTTTTTTGACGTTATTAAACAGGTATTTCGTACCATTTGCATAGCCAACCTGTTTGCCGTTGCGGACAATCCTGTGTCCATACTCGACATGAGGTGCATAGTCCTTGATATAACCAAAGTTACCTGTGATAACATCTTTTGATGAGTTTACCTTTTTGAGACGTCTAGAGCGCAACAACTCGCCAGACTTATGCCTTTTAGTGTTTTTACCAATCGGTGTACCAGGAGGTCTTGCTGCTCTGTTAAACATCTCTGTAAGGTTTTTGTTGGCAACCCTATCCCAGCGCTTCTCGCTCATTGACCTTAGTTTTACCTCTAAGGCTGGCATACCTGTCATTGACATCCTCATAAGCGATACCCTTTAATGACGAGTAGTCTCCATCTACCAAGATCTTTAACGGATTCAACTTTGTATTTTGAGCCGTCTATTACAACGTGTGACGCTTGTTTGGCTTCCGCCTTGCTAACTTGATTAGTCAGCAATTTGCGTGCGCTAGACGTTAAATCTCGACCGTATAAGGACACGTCATCAGCCAACCATTCAGTAAAACGACCTTTAGCAACTCTTTTGACAACATCTTTCGTGATGTCGTTGCCGAGTCTGTCTTTTTCTCCCGTTTTTTGCGATGTTACTAAGTCAAAATTAACAAACATCATAAAAACCGCACCACCTTTTTATTCAAGATGGCTAGACGGTCCTTTTTATATGACGCTAACTCCTCGCCATATTCTGCCAAAACGTTTTCAATAAATTTAGTTGATATTGTGTCTGCTTTTTCCGTGTCAATTCCTTCAAAATACATACGACGATACATTTTGACAACAACATCAACAGCGATGGAATTAAAAAGAGGGTTAAAAACGACATCGCCGACTTTTAAATTAATACGGTCGATAGCCGTTTGCGTTAACTCCTCCAATAACTCCTCTTTTAAAGACGTTTCGTCTGCTAAACGGACACGGACACGATCAATAATTGCTTGTTTTGTTTCGTCCATGTCAACCTACTTTCTAGATGTGTGCTTGCAGTAATTCGATGATTTCAGCTTTTTTAGCATTACTTGGGAGTTCGATTCCTAGCTCTGCCGCTTTAGCTTTTAACTCATCCACTTTTAAACCATCTAAGCTATTGCCATTACCTGACACCTCAATAAATGGTTTATGTTCTGTATTGTTGCTAGATAACAAGCTTTCTAAGCGCTCTTTGCTTGGCTCATAGCCTTTGCGAGGAAAGCTGTCGCCAACCTCGTACAAAAAGCTATTGTCAAGCAAATCAAAAAAACGTGCTTTTACTCTATAAGCCATAAGCTACCCCCATTAGACGCCTGGTGTAAGAGTTACTTTAACAATCCCGTCAATACGTTCTGGGTACATCAACATACCAGATACAAGCAACGTTTGGATAGTAAGCGTTGTATTTTCTTGGAAGTGATTCATTCCAATGTAGCCGGTTGGATCACCGTAAAGATTAAATTCTTTAGCTAATTCAGAATTATTTGGATTGATGTAAGCAAAGATGATATTTTCTGGTACTGTCGCCCAGATTTCCCCTTTTGTGACATCGTTTGTCGAGATAATGACCGTCCCTGTAAAATCGACAAGGTAAGTCAATCCGAATGCGGTTTGAGTAGTGATGCCAGCTTTAGCGATGTATCCAGCGACATCAAGGCTATTAGCAAACACAATCGCACGCTCTGAACCATAATCTTCAAAGAGCACTTGCAGTTTACCCCAAGCAGAAGCTAAAGCCCCTTGCAATCCTGCACCAAGAGCATCTTGTGTTCCTGTACCTGTTTTAAGAGCAGTCACAAAGTCTGTGCGGATTTTCTTTTGCAACTGACGAACAAGTGCGTTGTCAGTATTTGTTACAGCTTCGTTAGAGCCATACATTTGGATGTCTTCGCCGGTTGTTGCTTTACGATATTTTTTAAGTTCGATTTTTTTCTCAGAGTGTATTTTGCGCTCTACTTTTGATAACGGGATAACTTCGCCTTCTGGGACGTTACCTTCTGCTAATGTGACATCATAACCAGCGTATGTCTTAAGGGTCATACCCTCAGATACCGAGATTTTACGAGTAACCCCGAGCATTTCAAGTAATTTCGAGATATTTTCTTGGAATTTGTTTGTGACATCAATAGTGATAGGGTATTTAAGGTCTGTTGATTTGATTAGATTTTCTTCTGGGTAAGTACGTGATGTTACCATGCGTTAATTTCTCCTGTTTATTGGAATAGGCCGATATTTTCGGCAATGAGTTTTTGTCGTTCCGCAGTATCTTTGACTGCTAAAATTTGTTCTTTTGTCAGTCCAGTATTGCCATTTGATTTTTTAGGTGTTGGCGATTTAAGGCGTTCTTTGACTTCTTTTTCGATTGCTTCGGAAAATGCCTCAGAAAACGCTTCTACTGCATTTTTGGTTTTATCTGCATCAGTAGTAGATACCAATTGCGATAAAAGTGCGTCAGAGATGTTGATATTAGCTTCTGATAGCATTGTGCGAGCAGCACTCTTCATTTCTGACAATGTACGTTCAGCTTCTAGCTCTGCAATGCGTGCTTCAAGTTTTGCTTTTTCGTGCTGTGCTTTTTGTTCAGCATTCATTTTTGCAAGTCTCTTAGCTTCGTTTTCTTTTTCTTCAGTCTCAGCCACCCATTTATTTCGTGCAGTATCAATAGCCTTAGCCACACGCTTGTCAAATTCAGCTTGCTTTTTAGGGTCTGACAAAATATCGTCAAACGTTTGCTCCTTAGCTTCTTCTTGTGCACCAGATTGTTCTAGGATTTCTTCGTTTTCCATTTTTTCCTCCTGCCCCACGCCATTGCTCAAAAGCCCCAGCGCATTGCTTTAGATTTTTATTTGCCTAGTTTTTTGTCATGCGACAGGACATAATAAAAAGCCGTATTGCTACGACTTTGATTTCTAAAGAGGTCGAATTCGTTTAAAATTTATTTTCCCCACTTCCGTTTGTAGTTTTTCTTGATGTAGTTAACATCAATTGCAATGTTTGTAATAGCTGCTTGATTATCTAAAGTAGCAGCTTTAACAGACGCAAACTCTTCATTGGTAGCTTGGGCGTTTTGTTGTACAATCGCTCTCAGCTCTGCAATTTGTCTGTTTTGATTTTTAATAGCTTCTGCTTGCATGGCGTTCTCTGCAACAATCATCACAATAGCTGTTTCTAATTTACGTTTTTTCTTAATGCGTTTATTCATCCATTTTTACCTCTCTAAATAATCATCTGGAATAACCATAGCAAACGTGCTGCGACAGTTAGCGTGCATGGGCGGGAAGTTAACCCCAACCTGTCTATCTTTAAGTTTAAATTTATGACCGTCTAATCCTCTGCAAATTGAGCTAGTAGAGCTATCTAAAACCGAGACAAATTCGTACTCCTCAAAGTCGTCACTATCCTCAAACGGTGCCATCATCGCTTGATTATTGACATAAGTCCCTTCCGTCATGATCAGCCGTGTAATATCCGACTGCGAACGTACAGTAAAACGCTCTGACATCTGTTTGACGACTTTATCAAAGCTATCTCCCCTGATAATTGCCGTCTTAAAGTCATTTGTTAGATAATCGACAAGCTTATCTTTGTTAGACCAAATACTTGAGCTAAAATCACCTTTGCCTGTCCAATCATTGTTAACAAACAGCTCAGCGGATACTTTATCCGCTTGGAAACCAATTGTTTTAGCGGTTTCTTGATAACCTTTTTTAAAGGCTGTCGTTAAATGCTTAGTCAATTCCGCTTCTTCAATAGCACCTATCTCTAATTGCTGCATTTTAATACTTAACTCTAGCCCTTGTAGTCTATCTAACTTATAAATAGAGGTTCTGACAGGCATAAAATCAGCGTGTTGTGGATATTTTTTGGCAAATCGCTCACAATCTCGATAAAGCAAATCTTTATCAGCTTTAGATAACTGTTGCAAAAGATTGCGATACTCAATAACGTTGTCTTTTCCATACTTGCTAAAATAAGCCCCTATTTCCTTTTCTAAGGACTTTGCTTCATCAGCGTAATATTTGCTAAGCTTAGTCTGTAAAGCGCGCTCTGACGTCTCTAAATTAGCCCATAGTTGCTTCTGGCGCTCATTCCAATATTGTTGTGGTGTTTTGTCCATTCAGACCTCCTGCTTGTCGGCTAATCAAAGTTGACTTGTCACTATTTTTCCTTTCAATTTCTTTTTGTGGGTTCTCCACAATAGATAGCACACCGACCTGTGTTTCTTCTGAGACAATCCCCGCTAAGTTACCTGCGATTTGAGACTCCTCTAAGAGATTTGCTGGTAGATTGCGAGTAAATTTATACTTAATGCCAATCCAATCTTTAGGTCCTATCTTAGACGTAGGATAGCTTGCAATAAGCTTATATCTGCGGTTCATCCCGCTCATAAACTTACGCTCTTTTGTCTTAGCTAAGTTATCCATAGCTTGCAAACGATAACGTAAAGCGATGCCGCTAGCTGTACCGAACGATTCATCACTGATATTAGCAACCATAGCAGTCCTAAAAATTAAGTTCTCTAATCGGTCGAGCAAATGTTCTTGCGTTGCATCGGCATCTGGCTTTTGTAAAAACTCAACAGTTAATTGCTGTGCATCGGTGTCTTTTAGATTGATAATGCGGGTGTCTCTAAGAGACTTTAATGTCTCGTCGTCTAACTCAGCACCCAAAATTTTAAGATAAGCGTCTGCGAAATACTCAACGTCATTGGCTTTTTCGGAGATAGCTTTATTAAACGCATTAATCAATGTCACAACACTAGCTAGCAAGCTTTGTCGCTCTTCGTTTTCAACGTACTCAATCATCGGCACGCCATCAAACGGATGTGGCTCACTCTCTCCAATTTCAATGCCTTTTTCGCCGTCTTTGAAATAAGTGATGTTGCTAGCATCTGAATAAGACCCCTCCAAAACGCCGCCCTTATTATAAAAATAGCGCACAGCAAATAACGGCTTTTGCCTAATGGAATCATCATAGACAATAAAAGCTTCAAGCGGTGTCAGATAAGTAATTCCAACCTCTGCATTCTCGTCATTAAAAACTAATTCATAGCCATGTCCGTAAATACTGCAAATCTTTGATAGTTCTGCGTTGTTATCGTCTTGATCATTGTATCCGTCTAATAACTCTAAATAATTGCTGACTTGTTTATTCTCGTGGCTCGTTTGGACTGGCACACCGATAAAATAGCCGTTAAATGTATCAACGATGTATTTTGCAAAATTAACAACCAAGCGATTATCAGGCTTGTATTGCTCTTTTTGTTTTTGTTGCAAAATAGCATGATCACCCTCATATAGCTGCTTATACGCTGAATAACTAAGGTTAAACGACCTGTGTTTTTGGATTAACTCGCTTAACAAATCTTTTGTCATCTCTGTATCTGATGGCACAATAAATAATTCTGGCACTAGATACCTCCTTTAAATGTTTTGACGATGGTTTTAGTCGCTCTCATGTCGTCTGACATAGCATACCTTGTCGCATCTATCGCATGGTTATCCTTGTCTTCTAAACGAGGTTTAGGGTTGCCATCTCTATCGACTTGATAGTCGATATTTTCAAACTCTCGAGCGATATTTGGTGTCCGTTTTGGGTCTATACAGATAAAATCTAAGTCATCTAACCAGCGCTCCCCAAACTCGACAGAATCTGGTCCTTTTTTAACGCCTTTTATCCGTTTGATGCCAAACTCGTTTTTAAGCTCAGCATTACTTTTAGGCTCAGCACTTTCAGCAAACATCTCATCACTCTGATATCCTTTAGTCGTCAACCACTTAGCCAGCTGCCTGTTTGATATCTTCTGACCATAATACTCGTCAATAGCATAGATACCATTTTTCTTTTTATCATAATGCCAACGTACAAAAGCAAGCGGGTCAGTTGCATAACCATAGTCAATACCGTTACGGATATTATCGAAATCGGCTACTTGTTCGTCAGTAATACGTTCGAAGCGTAAGTTGTCAAATGGAACAACACCCGAACCAATGGCCTCTCCTAAATACTCCCAACGATAACGACGTTCTGAACGCTCTCTCGTGGCTTCTGCCTCGGCTATAAACTCTTTGGCAATAAAAGGATTATCTTTATACGTAGATGCGTGTACAAACGTATTAGACGGCTGAAATTGGCTCTCATATTTTTTGTTAACCCAAGACTGTTTACGTTTAGGTGGATTGTATGTATAAAAAAATTTATAAAAAAGACCATCACCGAGTTCCCCACGCAATAGGGAGTTAGTGATAGTTTTGACTTCGTCCTCGGTTTTAAATTCCGCAAGCTCCTCGATCCAACCGATAGCAAAAGGAAAACGACTATCTTTTAAGGACTTGATACGTTCAGGATTTTGTGCTCCTCTAAAGACAATGTAATTACCTCTAGGGATGTACGTTATCCTTAGAGGTGACTTGTTAAATTTAAAGTAACGCTCTAGCCCTTGCTCAGATATAGCCCATTTAATTTGCTCATAAACAGACTGCTCCAGAGTATTATCTGTTTTACGGATACAAACCGCATTGACAGGATACTGTATTATTAACCTCGAGATAATAAAAGCAATATTAGATGATTTACCAGAACCACGTCCGCCTTTGCAAGCGATATTTAGTATTTGAGGATTCCAAGTCGCTTGCACGACAGGCTTAAAACCAATTGGGATAATATCAGCTAAATCAACTACCATTGTCTTGCACCCATGAATTAGCAAGTACGATAGGCTCGTCTATGCTGATTTCCTGCTTGTCTGTCGGTTTATAACCTGCTCGGTCAAGGATATCTTGAGAAGCTTGTAGTCTTACCAATTCTGATTTTGCGTTTTTGCTTAGATTAACAAGCGTTCCAATCGCAGAAAGAGCATATTTGCCAAAAGCTTTTTCTGCGATTTCATCGTTTAATTTATTCCAACCCGATTTATCTTCTGGGTCATTTTCCCAATTTCGTAGCTGTCTGTCTGTGATACCGATTATTTCCGCAACTTGTGCTTGATTAGCGGTTGGATTTAATAATTTAAACTCAATAGCATCAAGCATTTTTGCCTTATTTGCTCTTGCCAAAATATGTTCCTCCTTTCGGAAATTTTCGGAAATAAAAAAGTCACCACAATGTGATGACTAATTGTAACCATAGATAAATAGCGAATGAATGCTAAGCCTATTGCCTACCCCATTCTGGGACACTTCTATTTATCAAACAGGCTTTGCACGAATCGAACGTGCATAAACGACCATTAAGCCTACTAACCACAAGCAAGGTTGCGACCCTTGTTTTACTTGCGGTTAATCATAAAACCCCACACATCAGATCGTGTCTACCTTTAAATGGGTGTGGGGTCGCGTCTCCCCTAACGCTGATAGAGACGGCAGGATTCGAACCTGCACGTCCCACATACCATAAAATAACAAGTTTGATCGTAGTTAAAGTTGGCGACTAAATGAATAGCCAATTGGTTAAAAGGTTATCTCTTCTTGCTATTTTGCTATACTACAATATTAACACAGCTATTAGTATTATGTAGTATCAATTTGTATCTAATTAGTATTTTTTAGTATCAATTCCAGACTTTCCTTTCCTCGCCTAACAAACATAAAGTATTTATTACGATTTCCTATGTTTAAGCGTTCTCTGGCTCTCTCATAGTCTCCATCACAGTCAAGATAAGTCGTGAGTAAAACGTGACTCTCACAAATGCCCATGCTTTGCACAATCAAATTAGCCATTTCTTGTCGACGGTCTTTTAAACGCTCAATCTGATCACTATAATAGCTAACCATATGCAGCATCTTTATGTTTTTGTCTTCCTGTGATTGTTTAACCCCACCAGACACTCGCATATCAGACCATTGAGGAGACTTAACGAGCGACCGACTCATTAGGTTAGCGTCTCTTTCAAGGGTCTCTATGAGATGTGGGATAGTCTTTAATTCTTCCAAAAAATTATTAGCTTTTGGTGTCGGAATGTTGCCCATCTAACTCTCCATTCATGATATAATATTGTTGGGTATTTAATCATGAAGGCGTTCGCATGGACGTCTTTTTTTGTGGAGAAAAGTCCTCTCTTTCTTTTTTTGTTTTTCGACACAGGCGTACGATGTCAGTATTAGCGCCTTGAATAATAACAAATGACCGATAATCTGCGTTAGATTTGTTTTGGTGTAAGGAGATCCTCGTTTCTATTTTTTAATTTCGGTCCACTCCCACAGAGCCATTGCAGGCTCTTGAGCGCTTGCGTGGGAATTTAATTGCTCAACTGACCGACATCAATGTCGGTCAGACTAGGCTCTTGAGCGCTTGCGTCTAGTTCTCTTATCGCTCTTTTCGCTTCTTCAATGTTCATTTTTGCATCTCCTCTAATACTTTTAAAAAACACTGCTCAGCAATGACTTGATCACTGCCTTGCCATAAGTCGCCTGTCACTTTTGTGATAATGTCACTGATGTTTTTTTGCGCACGATCCAGACGTTTAGCGATACGATTGCGATCAATTTGTTTTTTTGCTTTGAGTAAGTCCTGGATTAATCCATTTCTCTCAGCTACCCACGACCGCATGTCTTGGCACATATCGTATCTGTCACCGTAGTGTCTGATGTGACATATAGTATCGATTACTTTTTCGTTAGTGTTCATTTTGTACCTCAGTTAAAAAATTATAAATATCAGTTTGAATTCCTTTTTCAAAAAAGACTGGTTTGAAACGTACTAAGCATTTCTTCCTTCGCTCTCTTATAAAAATCTTTTTTTATTTCAAATCCATAAGCATTTCTATTCATTTCGATTGCTGCACGAATTGTTGATCCGCTTCCAGCAACAGGATCAATAACCACATCATCAGGATCTGTGAAAATCTCAATTAATCTTTTTAAAACTGGGATTGGTTTCTGTGTTGGGTGGATAACTGGATAAGAGCTATCCTTTTCCCACGGTGCATGATTAAGGATCATAGCTCCACTGTTATTGAATTTTGGTAACTTATCTCTGTATAAAACCGTTGCCTCCTCGACAGCACCAACAATTTTCATATTAGCTTTTAGTACTTGAGGACTTGATTTCTTTGTAAAATATAGTGGATAGGCATTATTGAAACCGTGTTTTTTACCGCATGCAATGACCATCTCGCGCTGCTGCCAAGCGTGAAAAACAATCATTGCTGGCGCTTTTCCTTTTTCCTTTGGCTCTTTTCGTAAGAGACGGCTACAAAAATCAAAGAAATTATTGATTTTAAAATCATTGTCTGTATCAAAAAATGATTTACCTGCTAGTTTACTTTCGCCATTTTTGTTGCTTCCATTTTCGTACCAACGCGGGTCGCTCGCATAGGCATTATTGCCTAAGTTATAAGGAATATCCGCAATAATTAATTGCGCTCTTGGTATGTTGTAACGTTTAGCGTTCTCAAAATGATCATTATACAATTCGCATTTCACATCTCTATCCCCCATTTCCAGTAAGTTCAAATTTAACAAATGTCATCCAATGCGTAGTGCCTCTTTGCTGGCCAAAAAGTGGTTTAAATGGGATTGCTGACAAAACTTCTTTTACATTTATCTGGCAATCAGACCATTTAAAAACTAGTGTTCCGCCAACTTTTAGAACTCTCATGCATTCTTCAAAACCTTTTGAAATATCTTCTTTCCAATTGTCTTTATCAAGTTTCCCGTATTGTGCTTTCATAATTGAATTCTGGCCAACATATTTTAAGTGTGGTGGGTCGAAGACAACAAGGTTAAAGCTATTACTTTCAAAAGGCATATCACGAAAATCACCAATTACATCAGGGTTGACATTGATTTTTTTGCCGTGCATCTCAAATTTTTCTTGTCTGACGTCCATAAAAGTTGTGTGAGGTTCGTTTTTATCAAACCAAAATAGGCGACTTCCACAACAAGCATCTAAAATCTTGATGTCTGTCATTCTCTATCCTCCATTACCTGTCATTTCCGCAATCCGCTTTGTCTGTCTCTGATTTTGCTCGCTAGCACGTTTAAGCTGCTTTTGTGTCCTGCTTAGCTGTGTACGTAGTCCTGTGATTTGCGACTCGTAATATTGTCGTGCGTCGCGATAGCTAAAATACGACACGGTTACCATCATCCCAAATATTGCGATTGCAAGAAACAATAGTGCTTTCCAATCGTTTTTTAGGACATTAATTATTTTATTCAAGTCATCACGTAAATTTTGCAATAATTCATCTGTTGTCATTCTTCCACACTTTCTATCAGGTCGCTGTTCTGATATATATTCCCGATAACTTCGCAGTCCTCGTTTCTTAACCACAAATCTGATCCGCGTCGTCTATTGTCAATGCGCCAAGAACCACCTCTGAATTGATTCACTTTAAAAAATTCTAAATCACTAGTAATTGTATATTGTAATTTCACGACGTCTCCCTCAAAAATCTCCACGCCGTTTTTATCAAACAGTCCTGTTGATTGCCTGAGAATATAATCATCAAGGTTATCCTCGACAAAATGAAACGTCTCTAAGCGACCAGAGCGAAACTCATCATCTGCTAAGCTGCATCTGTATATTTTGTGTTCACTTGATTTAAAGCCGTCAACACCATACATTTTTTGGATCTTTTGGTTAAACGCTCTAAATTTCGGTATCATTCCACTTCCTCCAACTTTTCGATTAACCAATCAAGGTTCTGCCTTGCTTTTTTGAGGTCTTCAATGCCATTTTTAGCATGATATCGTAGTAAATACTTAACAGCATTGCCCCAGTAAAAACCTTCCTCGTGCTCTGGACAAGCTGAAAAGTTTTTAACCACATCGATTGCTTCCATGCCATGCCTGCCTTGATAGTGTGATGGTTTTTTAATGTTATCTGTCGTATCCTGACAAGCAGCTTCAAGCTCCTCAATTTTTTTAAACGTATCTTCCGTCAGCATCTCTCCACCTCTCTCAAAAAATTTATAATCAATTTACACTCGCTCTCATTTGGCAATATTCTGCGTTCTAAGAGCGCTTTTAATTGCCAAGTATAAATCTATCTTGTCTGCTAAAACGTCATCAGACGTCTTTATTTTGCATCTGTGAGCTATTAACAACTCTGATATATCATAGTAAGATCTAGGTGTATATTTAATATCGTTATGCCACTGTCTGTGTCTTTTCATAGACCCATTCTCCGAGCTTTTTCTAGTGCGTCCATGCGTTTGATTTTTTTAACGAGCTTAACGTCACCGTATTTTTTAAATACCCACTTTTCGTAAATCTTGTCATCCTCGTCTGTCTTTTTTTGTTTAAGACGGTAAGACTGCTTGATTAACGCCACCATTTTCTCTGTCGTGTAGATTCGTTGGAACCACTCCAATACATCAGGTAGCGGCAATCTGTTTAGTTTTTTATAGCATTTGACAGATCTATAGACTCTGTCAGCTTCTTCTTTGTCTGCGATGGTAATGTTATCGTCTAAAAACGCTTTAATTGACGGCTCCATTTGTTTGTAAAAATCATCTACTAGTGTCATAATTCGTTTATTTTTACCTCGATTCTGGGATTTGGACTATACAGCTTTCGCGTAGTGTGCTCGACAATGATGTTGTCATCTGTCCACACAACCTCTGATTTTGATATGCTGTCATAGACTGCTTTTTCAAGATTGTCTAAATCTGGTTTTTTCGGCACATATAAGAGCTCATTTATATAATCCTGATACTTTTGTTTAGTCTTATCTCTGGCACGCTCTGACGGCTTTTTAGACACCAATTCTGGTGCTTTTAGATAAAAAGTAACATCAACTTTTAAACCGTCGTCAAAATAAGGCCCTTCGTAATTGTTTTTAACATAGTCTGTGACCTGCTTCCGCCATGCCATCATATCTCCATCCTCGTAAGCTCCACTCCATCTGCTAAAGCGTGGGCGTTTTTGCGGTTTTGGCTCAATCGGTATTATAAACTTAACCACTACTCCTCCAATTCGTCTTCGTATCCTATAAACTCTGCGTGTCTGCCATCCGGTCTCCTCTTTTTATGAGCTGGCGACGCTATAAAAACTATTGTGTCAGCTGTAACACCAAGTCTTTCTGCTAGCTCATGCTTTGTGCCAACATCTACAAAAGAGTCTCCGTCGTAAACCGCATATATCCTTTGTCTATATCTGTTAGCCATATCATTTAAAACGGCAGATCATCGTCTGAAATATCCATTGGGTTTGAATTACCAAACGGTTGACTGTTATCGTTTTGCGAAGAGTTACCTTGACCAGATTGTTGATTACGACTTTCCAACATTTGGAAATTATCTGCAACAACTTCTGTTACATAGACACGTTGTCCTTGTTGGTTTTCGTAGTTACGTGTCTGAATACGACCTGTAATTCCGATCAAGGCACCTTTTTTAGCCCAGTTGGCTAAATTTTCAGCAGACTGTCGCCAGATAACACAGTTAATGAAATCTGCTTCTCTCTCCCCGTTTTGCTCTTTAAATCTGCGGTTTACCGCAAGTGTGAACGTAGCTACAGCTACTTGACTCGCTGTATAGCGAAGCTCTGCGTCCTTGGTCATGCGACCAACTAGTACTACGTTATTAATCATTTTTTTGCTCTGCTTTCTTTTTTAATTTATTAATCAAATTATCAGTCGATACAATCTGTTCTGTGCGTAAATCTTCCAGTGTTTTAACTTTTAAGGTATCTGTTAGCCATTTTGTTAGCTCTTCGACATTTTGATTTGTGGCTTTTGCAATATCGCTTAAATCAGATTTATAAGTCTCTACTTGGATATTGCTGATTTTCGGGGTTTGGAAGCTTGTTCCTTTTGACGTTTTATTTGTTGGGTTTTGCGATTGATTTGTTTTGTTGGGTTTGCTAGCTTCATTGCCGTCATCATCTTGATCGCTTGTTATCCCAAAAATTGCTGATAGTGCGTAGCGTTTTGCGTAAGTGATAGCCGAACCAGCGCCTTGTACATCATTTTTTGTTGGTTTAACACTTAAAGGTCCGTATTCCACCCATTCGCCACTCGTGTGCATGACTAGCGTTGCGACATCGATATAACCGTTTTCTGCGTTTGTTGTTGGATCCTGCGAAAAAGATATCCCGTTATTAGCAAAGGCTTTTGTAATCGCTTCCGTCACGTTTTCTAGAGGCACGTATTTGCTTTTGAAAAAGGGGTTGTCTTTATCTTTTAGCGGTTGCTTTACCTCTAGCTGAGCTTTACAAAAGGCTTTAGCATATTCTGTTATACTTTCTGATTTCCTCATTTACTTTACCTGCAAACTTTCTGTTTCGATTAGTTCAACTCCAGATATATCAATTCCAGATTTCAAAGCTTTCGAGATCTCAGATTTCATTGGTTTGTATTCAATTTTTTCTTGCATGTAATCAAGAGGAATTTTTGTTTCGTCCAAAATCTCTACTTTTTTGCTTTTTCGCAAAGACACCTTAAACATTCCAGCGTCAACTTTTTTCTTTTGGCTCAATTCCATTGCACGCCTGATTGTCTCTTTGTATTTTTCCACTTTTGCTTCTGCTTGCTTTTGCTTTTTGTAAAAAGCTTCTTTTTCGGCTTTATACATTTCGACGTCAGCTTGAGCATTTTTTAACATTTTGACAAAATACTCAATGGTATTTTCTAAGTCTGATTGAAAATCAATGCTGTCAAGCGTATTTTGAAAGGTTTCGTCGTCTAAATCTAAACTTTCCAGATAAGCGGCGATTCCCTCAAGTTCATATAAATAAGCCATGTTATTTCCTCTTTCTGTATTTTAATCATCCAAAATGTGTTGTTTAGTGGACCATTTACTGTCAATTCTGCGGTTAACGATTAACTCTGGCCAAACATCAAATTCCGTCTCGATATAGTCCATCAAGTCTTCGTCTGTGTAGTCTTTAAAGGTTTGATAAGTCTGTTTTAGCGTAGGTTCTTCGCTGCCTCTAAGACAGTCAATCGTAAAGATAAGCGCATCTCTAAAATTGCTATCAAAGGTTACGAGCTCACCGTTAATTCTGATTCCAACCATTTCGCACCTCGTTAGCTATTTCTACGAATTCGTTCAAGTTTCCGTTTTTTAAAATGTTTATCCGCTTTTGTTCTTTTCTAACTTGACTTTCAAGTGAGCTGATAGCTTCTGCACGCTCATCATCGTTGTCAATTAGATAGTACCCTCCGCCTTTTCGACGGCTAGAACCTATCAAATAGCCTTTCATTACCATTCCGTGGATAATGTCTCTCAAGGTTTTCGGGTCTTTGATGTCAAATGTTCGACAAATTTCCTTTGAATTAACCATCATGTTACTTCCTATCGGCAAATAACAAAATATTCTTTTTTCTAACTCATCTAGTGGCATTACCATATTAAATCTCTCCTAAAACGTGACTTTTGAGCACTCTCTCCATGCTCTCAATTCTTCAATTTTCTTTGTTCGGACATCTTCATCTAGCGCCATGATTTTTGCCGCATGTTCCTCGGATAGCCCGAAAAATGTTGTTAGTGTCAATTCCATAGCTTCATCCTTTCGTCCTCCATGCCATCAAATTCCATGATATGACTTTTGTCGCAGCCTTTTCTGATGCGGGATGCAATTCTCTCTCCATAAATTTTTCTAATTTCGGCAGGTGTCAGATTGGTAGTAATGATTGTGTTTGTGCGCTTGTTAAGCAAGCTGTAAATAATGCTTGTGGACCAGTCACTAACTTTTTCGGCACCTAGATCATCTAGCACCAGATAATCGACATCTTTTAGCTTATCCATCCAAAATGCTTCCTTGCTAAAGTCTCGCTTTATCTCTGACAGTAAGTCAGTAACATTTACAAGTAATCCCAATTTTTTAGTTTTGTCAGACAGCCCCCTAATGATGCTATAAGCTAAATGGCTTTTCCCTCGTCCTGCTTTGCCAGTCATGATGATGTTTCCCTTACCACCACTAAACCAATCGTTAGCCATTGTCTTTGCCCAAGAAAGCACCTCTTTGTGTTTAGCCGTATCAGCCCTAAAATTGTCAAATGATGCATTTTCCAACTCGTCGTCCATAATTGATAATTTTTTGAGATAGTACAGTCGCTTGTTTTCAAGCTCTCTCTCATATTGCTTTTGGACGTGCAAAGCGTTTTGATTGTCTAATTCTTCTCTGTGACAATCTGGACATACTGTCAAACCAGTCTTGAGGACTGTGATGTATCTACAACCATGTTTTTCACAGACAGCATCTTCTTTCTTGGTGTTTTGTTGATAAGATATAGCGATTTTAGCAAGTGCGTCTTCGTCACCAAGTATCATATTCCGATACCTCTTCTTGTTTAGATTTTCTAGATTGGAATTGCCTTTGTTCTTCTTCAACTTTAACCATCGTAAGGATTCCGTTTTGTCTCCAATTTCGCAATATAGAGTTAACGTATCCAAAAGAACGTTTAGAATTGTCAGCAGCTCTCGTTATCGCTTCCTTAACAACATCCACTTCCATTTTTGTGATGGTGATATAGTCTGACAACTGTTCAAACTGATTCGGAGATAAGATGCCAATTTCTTGTTGAAAATAATCAGATATAATTTTTAAGTTATTTACATTAGCAGCAGAAGATGAATCTTTTATCTCTTCTTCTACTTCTAACTCTTTATCTATATTTATATCTATCTTTTTATCTAACTCTCTCTCTTTATCTAACTCTATCTCTATCTCTGGTGGAGATTTCTCCGCACATTTCATGGAGATTTGTCCAAGTTGTTTAGCCTTTGCATATTCAATTCTTTTTCTGTCAGCATCTGTGCTTGATTTACCAACAAAATTTTGAATATTTGTCATATATATCGCACCGTTATCGAGAATTTCGATTAACTGTAGGTCTCTAAAAATTTGAATAGCCTTTTCGACAGTACCAATCTGATGCCTTGTAATTGTGGCAAGCATTTGTGCGTTGTAAGGAATAAGATTGTTAAACATTAATAAGCCATCATTTTTTAAACTTCTTAGATATAACTTGAGCAAAATATTGCTATAGATATAGCCGTCAGGCATACTTTCTAAAATGATTGCTTCATCACTTTCAAAGAAATTTTCCTTTAATTTTAAGTAATAATACTTTTTGTTATCTGCCATTTATCTCCCTTCTTCAAAAATAGCTTTCACATTTCTTATCTTTTAACGTCTCAATAATTCCATCTAAAACATCTGATCGGTTTTTAAGCTCATTGTACTCTTTGACAGATATTGTGATAAAATCTTTGTTATCTTTTGTAGTATCGCTATATCCGAGTAAGTAAGCAACTGATACATCAAAATGATCTGCTAATAATTGCGCTTGATCAAGCGCTATTTTGTGTTCATTTTCCCAGCGTTGGATCGTCCTGTAATGCACGTATATTTCTTCTGCAAAATCTTGCTGAGTCAAGCCTTTTTCCTTGCGTAACTCTTTTATTCTATTCATGTTATGCGTCTCCTACTAAATTTGTTTAGCAGGTAAACCGTGCTTTTGGTTATATCTACGTGCATTAGCTTCCCAGCCGTTATTTTCAATCGTCCATTTTGATTTTTTCTGTTTTTTTGGTTTTGTAAAAATAAAATCTAATAGTTTCATGTTATTTCTCCTCGATCTCGTCCAAAAGTCTTATTTGTTATTTAGCCAAGCTATGATTTCAGCTTTTTTCCAACGGACAGCTGGCAATTCCTTTGGAAAATTTTTGTCGCGTCTGTAGTATTTGTCAAAAGTGCTGGGGCTCATGTTAAGCCTCTCCGCTACTTTTTCTCTAGTCCATAACTCTGCATTGAGTTCGTCTAACTTCATTTGGACTAATCTGTTAACTGTTTTTTCAATAAATTCTTTTATCCAGTCGGACAAACTCATTAAGATATTGTCCATAGTTGCCTCCTTGTGGTATAATGAAGTAAATTAAGTTTGTTTTGAGTCCGATCGCCGTCGGACTTTTTTGTTATAATCATCTCGAAGGGAGGTGATTATATGGCTAAAGATTTCAACAATTTCGCCCAATCTCTAAGCAATGGTAAAACCGAAGAAATTCTGGAAGTTATTGAGTACCATTACAATAGATATGCGAAAGAAAGCGAAGGGGAATCTGTAAACCTTGCAAAGTTAATACTTAGCTCATCATACTTTGCGGCTCTCGAAATGGTTCGACATTATCACGAGTGGCTTCAGCAATCTGACGACTAAAATCAGATAATTCCTCTTTAGACATCAGTCTCAAGCTGATGTCTTTTGCTTTTCTGTTTTTCTTCCCGCTATATGGGTATCGTTTTGGTCTCATGCTCTACCCCACTTTCTCATTTAAAAATTTATTAATAAAATACTGCTGGCCTCTACCTGTCATCTTGGTAGTTTTGCTGATACGGATACTGCCATTTGGCTCCTGGTGCGTCCGTTCCTTGACTTCGAACAGCTTCATGTCCATGCTTCGTTGTGTCGGCATGTTGTAGCTCTCGCCATTTTTACGAATCAGGAAGCCATTCTCACGCAACCAAGCGAATAAGCGATTTTGACCGATGTTATAACCATTCTGACGTAAGATTTTAGCAAAATCACCAATCAAGATAGATGTCTCACTAGCCTCAACCGCATCAGCAAATAGCACCTTTGGACGGTCTGCCTCAATCTGAGCCTCTAATTTATGCACTTTCTTGTCCGCCATCAGCAACGCCCTTGCCATAATTTTCTCGGGACTGTTGAAATCTTTTTCAACCTGGATGAAGTATTTACGGACTTCTTTGCCTTTGTCAGTCTTGGATACCATTGCCAAATTTTTGGCAGCATCAAGTGAGAGAGCGTAGTCTTGGATTTCTCTGACAGCCCCATTATTTACAACCGTAGTTCCAACTACACTTGTAAAATCATATCCTTCTTCAAGAATTTTAAAGTTTTGTTTTACCCACTCACTAAAACGAGTTTTGACTTTTAATTCTTTATGTAAGTCTCTTGCACTTACTACTGGTTCTTGATTTTCGTTTAGTGTTACGTTAATTAGATGATTCATAATTTCCTTTCTACGAATTTTCGTATATCATCCTACAGATGATTCTTTACGCTCTTTAAAAAGATAGACGATATCAAATTCTGGAAAAAAAGTTTGTTGAACTTTCAATGCTTCACCAAATTTAAAATCAGAGTCACCGTTAATTTTTTCTCGAACTGTTTGAGATTTCAACCGTAAACAGTCGGCAATATCAACCAATGAAACACCTTTTTCTTTTCGAATGTGTTCGATGTTTTTCATATCATTCCTTTCCAATACGATTTTTCGTATATTATTTTATTTTAAAAAGCTGTCGTTTCCTTAAGCTTGATTTAATTATATATGATTTTTCGTATATAGTCAACAGTTTTTTTAAATTTTTTGTTATTTTTTTGTCTTGAAATATGATTTTTCGTATGTTATTATATAGTAGAAAAAGAAAAAAGGAAATTAAAAAAATGGATGAAAAAGATTTAAAGAGGATTATCGAAAGTAGATATAATAGCGTTAGGGCTTTTGCTATTGAAAATGATATCCCATACACAACAATGCGCTCCATTTTAGAGCGCGGTGTGATGAATGCAAAAGCAGAAACTATTTTTAAAATATGTGATATTCTTGGAATTAACCCAGAAAGTTTTGCTGAAGAAAAAACTGATTGGCAGGCCACTATTGACCTATCTAATCTACGCGAAAAGGTTGTGATGTTCGACGGCAAACCTTTGTCTGACAAAGACGTAGAGAAAATTGAAGCTATTATTAAAATATCTTTAGGAGTAGGGA